AAGCTGATGCTCGCCGTCCTCACCAGCGCGGAGGATGAGGAGCCCCTGGAGCCCAAAAGCACTGCAAAAGGAGCTTGAGAAAGATCAATGGCTACTGCTGTCGTTCGCGGTGGCCAAGGAACTCGGGATGACCCTCACCCGCCTCTGGGCGGAAGTAACTCCCGAGGAGTTGTTGGGCTGGAGCGCCTACTTCGGTTATCTGAACGACCAGCAGGAGAAAGCCATGAGGCGGGCCCGCCGGTAGGCCCGCTTTTTACTGTCCGCCTAGACTGGTGCCACGCGGTGAGGACCTGGGTTCTTGGCTGACTTCATCCAGAACATCAAGGTCACTGCCGACACCAAGCAGGCAGAACGCCAGCTGGACAAGCTGACCGGGCAGCTTGAACAGCTACAGCGAGCAGGTGGGCTGAAGTTTGAGCTGTTTGGTAGTGGCGCGGGATTAAAGAACGCCATCAGCGGGAACTTGCCCGCTGCATTGAAACGTACCGGCGAAGCATTTGGTGTAGGTGCTGCGCAGGTCAATAAGTTTGCGATGGCTGCTCGCAATCTGGACAGCCAGATAAAGAGTGGCGCAATACGTGGAGGCGTCGGTGCTTTAGGTCTGGCACTTGCCAAGATGGCGCCTGCCACCGCACCAGCGGTAAAGGGCGTTGGCGCCCTGACGACTGCCCTAACAGGGCTGGTGGCCAAGACCACTGCCCTTGCTGGAGGCTTGGGAGGCGCGGGTGCCGCCATTGCTGGTGTCGGCGCTGGCATTGATACCGCAGCCAAAGCAGCCGTTGGCGGTAGCAACGCTATTCAGGAGCTGCTGCTCTACCTGAAGGATCTTCCGAACAGCTGGGGCTTGGCGGCGGTTGCTGCCATGGCGTTCGCGCCTGCGGCCATCACTGCCGGCAAGGCAATCAACACTGCGGTTGGTACGCAAGCGACCCAAAAGATTGCTGAACTCACCGCCGGAATCCGGAACGCTGCCTCTGCAGCGGAGAAGCTGGAAGGCAGTGTCATCTCGGCAGGAAATGCGTTCGAGGCGCTGCTGCAGGGGTCATCCCTCAACCAGCTCAACGCGCAGCTTCGCGACGCGGTAAGGCAGTCCGGCGAGTTTGAGTCCAGCACCGTCCAGGCATGGGAGGCCGCGCAGCAGCTGGCCTCCGCGATGAAGCTCCAGACGGTGGAGCAGAAGAAGATCAACGATCTGGTTCGGCAGGCCAAGGGCTTGCAGACCCAGGACGTTCGGGACACCGAGGTGTCGCGGCGGATGGCACTGCTCACCTCCGGTCGCAACGCCCAGAAACAGATGGCGGCCGAGCAGTCCCGCCTCAACACCGAGCTGGAGGACTACGCCCGTCTGGCTGCGGAGGTGGCAGCCCAGACCAAGGCATGGGCCGACAACCTCACCCGCGTGGAGCGTTCCAGCAAAGCCGGCGTGCTGGGCAACAAGAGCCAGATCCAGGCTCGCTTGGAGGAGATGCGGGCGAACAACCGCAGCGCCCAGATAGCCCGTGAACGCAGCGCTGCCCTCCAAGGCAAGGCATACGGACTGAACCAAGTTCCGGCTGGCGGACAGCTGTTCCCCGGCGGCAACACCATGACGGCCCAACCGGGTTACCGGGCCGCCCAGAACGCTGCTGCCACCTACAAACAGGCCGCCGAAGCTGCCAAGCCGTTGCTGCAACAGGCCCAACAGCGCACGATCCTGGAGGGCAAGTCGCTGCAGGTGGTGCGGAACCGCACCAGTGCCCTGCGTGAACAGGCTGCGGTTGACAAGAACTCAATCGCAATCCTGCGCCAACAAAACGCCGAGCGGATCAAAGCGGCCCAGCTGGACGAACGTGCCCTGACGGTGGCCCGCCGACAAACCCAACTGGCCGACCTGCGCAACAAGAAGAAGAAGGGCGAGGACCTGCAGGGCCGGGTGGAGAACACCCTGGTTTCCGGCGCCTTCCCACTGCTGTTCGGTGCCGGCCCTCTGGCCACCATCGGCGGCTTTGCCGGTGGGGCGCTGGGTGGCAAGAACCCAATGATTGGGGTCTTCACCAGCGCCATTGGCCAGATCCTGGACACTTACGCCAAGTCCCTGACGGACTTGGCCAGCTCGCTGAAGTCGCCGACTGACGCGCTGGCAGCCATGGAGGCTGCTGGGCTAAAGGTGAGCGACAGTTTGCGCTACACCGTCGAACAACTCAGCGCGTCAGGTCGCGGCTACGAGGCCCAGGCCAGAGTTATTGCAGAGCTAAACCGCCGTCTCGGTACTGACACCACGCAGTCGCTCTTCGCCCTCTACGCCGAACAGAAGAAGCTAACCGCGCAATGGGATCAAGCTGTAGCAGCACTGCAATCCGAGGTGATCCCTGCCGTCACAGGCGCAGTGACGATTCTGAATATCTTTGCTGGTGCGCTTAGAGAGCTGGCCAAAGTCCGCCCGCCCAAGTGGATGACGGACTTCTTGTTGTCGTCCACGTCCAAAGCACTGACAGGTGTTGACCTTCCTGGCGTATTCCGAGGCTTGCAAGGACTGGGCATTAACGCAGGCAAAGGTGCCCAGCCACCAGCTCTCGACCTGAAAGGCCAAGAGGCAGAGATCGACCGGCGGGTGCAGTCCGCTGCGCAGGAGCGCCAGTTGCGCCAGCAGGGCATCGACCTGGAGCGCAGCGCTGTGGACCTGCGACTCAACGCTGAAGAGGCGGTCTACGGACTGCGGCGCAAGGCCGCCGACATTGAGCGCAGCTCCATCGAACTGCGCCAGAGCATCGAAGACGCGATCTTCTCCAAGCGACAGGAGCTTGCCAGGGCTGAAAGCGACAACCTGCGCCGTCAGGCTCAGCTCAGCATTGAACGCCTGGACCTGAGCCTCTCTCAGATTGGCAAGGGCGACCCCACCAGCAAGTTTGAGGGCAGCCAACTGGTCACCGCCGCCCGTGAGTACCTGCGGGTGCGCGGCGAGGGTGAAGCCGATCTGGCGCAAAAGGAGCGCGAGCTGAAGCTCAAGCTGGCCGACATCGACCGGGACGGCACCAAGTTCCGCCTCGATGTCTCCAAGAAGTCAGCCGACCTGCAGCTCCAGGCCAGCGACTACCAGCGCGACGTTGCCAAGACGTACCTGCAGCTGACCCGCTCGGCTGAGGACTACAAGGTGAAGGTAGCGGAGTACCAGTACGCCATGGCGCAGCGCACCTACGAGCTGGCCAAGCAGACTGGCGACCTCCAGCAGGTCCAGGCCGCAGCCACGCCACTCACCAGCGGAGGTGGGGGTGCTCCGATGACCGCCGGCGGCTACATCGACAAGGAAGTGTTGCGTAAGTGGCTGATCAGCCAAGGCATGGGGCGCACCAGCGGCGACTTCACAAACGCCGGGCATAGAACGCCCAACCACATGCTCAACGCGATGGACATGGGCTTCACAGCCCCGCAGTACGACCGCAACTACGTCCAGAAGACCATTGAAATGGAGCGGAAGCTCCGTGCAACGGGGGCGTTCGGCAACCAGCTGTTCGGTCCCGAGCGCGACCCCCGTGGCCACGCCACCCACCTCCATGTCCCCACGCCTGGCGGGAAGGTGCCCCTGACACCGGGACTGGCTGCCCTGATGGGCGGCAAGACCGCAGCCACCACCCAGATGTCGCCGCTGTTCCAGCGGCCTGGGGCGTCTACTGCGCCAGTGCCGGTGGTGGTGACTGGTGCCACGGGTGCCACCGCAGCTACTGCACCTACTGCACCCACAGCTCCAGGCATCCCAGCGCTGCCGGCGGCTCCCAAGCTGGCGGACATCAGCGGCGTACTCAACGTTTACACCGCCCTGGTGGATAAATCCAAGTCCATCGAGATCAGCTCAATGGAGCTGGTCAAGCGCTGGAAAGAACTGGGCGACCAGAAGGCCGCTGTAGAACTGCAACAGCGCTTTGACGAGGTGCTGCGCAAGGCGCTCGGTCCGATGAACGAAATCGTCGAGGACCAGAAGAACTCGGCGGCCTACCAGCGGGAGTACGGAGCCTTGCTGGCGGACGGAGTGTTGCCTGCCCTAGCCGAGCAGCTGGCCAAGATCAAGCAGACCTACACCCAAGCCAAGGAGCTTCTCGACTACGAGGTGCTCAGCGTCGAGGCCGCCATTGCCGAAGCCAAGGCAAGAGGGCAAATCACGACGGAGCTGGAGAAAGAGCTGGCTCTCCTCAAGGAGAAACTCGGCTTGCTCGACAAGCAAAAGGAGAAAGCCGAAGAAGGCGCCAAGCAAGCGCAGTCCCCTGGTGAGCGCCTGCAGGGCGCCTACGACAAGGTGCAAGGCGAGCTGAACGCGCTGCTGGACCCGGTGAACCAAGTGATCGCTGGCGCCAACGCTATCGGCAGCGCTTTTGGCACGGCATTCAAGGATGTGGCCAGCGGCGCCAAGTCAGCGCAGCAGGCCCTGGCTGACGCCTTCCAGAGCATTGCGGGTCACTTCCTCGACATGGCGGCCCAGATGATCGCCAAGTACATCGAGATGCAGGTGATCGGCCTGGCGATGAACTTCCTCGGCAGCGCCGCTGGCGGCTTCGGCGGCTTCAGCGGCGCTGGTCCGGTGGCCATGCCTGGCGCCGGTGTGGGCGGCGGCAGCTCAATGTTCATGCCAGGCGCCCCGAGCTTCATGGCCACCGGCGGCTTCGTCACCGGCCCCACGAAGGCCATGATCGGCGAGGGTGGCGAGAGCGAGTACGTCATTCCCAGCAGCAAGATGGGCAGCGCCATGGCCCGTTGGAATGCGGGCTCTCGAGGCAGCTCCGTGATTGACGGAGCCGATCCCACCGGTGGACCGTCCTCCACCGGCGGCTCAGGCGCTATGACCATCAGCGTCACCACCGGTCCTGTGCTGCAGTTCGAGGGTCGCAACTACGTGACCCAAGACCAGTTCACCTCTGGGATGCGCAGCACCGCCAAGCAGGCCGAGCAGCAGACGCTGCGTCGGATGCAGCACTCACCTTCCACCCGCCGCAAGATCGGAGTCTGATGGAACTGATCTTTGGCCACGAGCTGACGCTCAACAACCTGACCTTCCAGAACCACAGCATCCAGGCGGCCAACTTCCTGCCGTTCTCCTTCTCGGGCGGCGTCATCAACAGGCAGGGTGACAACGTGACGGCGAACCTCATCTTCCCCAACACGGCACTCACCCGCTCCTGGGTCCGGCAGGCCATCGACAACCAGTGGGTGGCCAAGGTGGATGTCAAGTTGCTGGAGCCAAGCCGGCAGCTCTACCGCTATGTCGGGCAGGTGAGTTCCGGCAGCTGGGACGAGACCGCGGCGGTCCTGCAGCTGAACACTGTGCTGGATGCCGTCGGCGGTGACATTCCGTTCCGCAGCCTCACAGCCGACTTGGTCGGCCCTCTACCGACGACCGCCTCTCTCTACATGCGGTGATCGACCTCATCGGCCGCCGCTACGAACTGGGTGCCGACGGCAGCGGCCCCGAGGGCAAGATCGACTGCATCCACTTGGTCTACATCGTCCGCCAGCGGTTGGGTCTCCCCTGCCCGACGTTTCGTTCTGACTGGTATCGCTGCAACCGGTTCACCGTCTACCGCGACCTGCTGCGCTGGGGAAGTCGTATCAGTGGCCCCGCCTACGATGGGGACGTTGCCTTAGTAGCCGAGCAGTCGTGGGTGTTCGCGGTGGTCTGGGACCAGGGCCTTCTGATCATCAGCGGGATCAGCAGCAAGGTGCGGTGGTTTCCGTTCACCGGCGTCAGGAGCTGTCAGCTTTTCAGGCACAGAGAGTAAGCAGACCTCTGCTTCCCTGGGAACGGGAACTGATTGCCATCCTCGGCTGCAGCGAAGCCGAATACCAAGAGTTTGCTCAACTCGCCCAGAGCAAGGCAGGAACGCGACCCGCTGCGTATGACCAAGTACCAGACATACGAAACGAAGCAATCTTCTGGACGGTTGTTATCAACCTTGTCATTGGCGCGGCACTGACAGCTGCGGCGTACCTGCTCACGCCTAAACCCTCGGCACCAGACCAGAAAGGCGGCGGATCGCGTCAGTTAGCCGGCCGCAGCGGCACTGAACGCTTTGCCAGCACCTACGGCTTTGAGTCCTCACAGGAACTAGCGCAGTATGGCGACACACTGCCAATCGTTTGGACGAGATGGACGGGCACCAGCGGCGGGATTCTGGTCAGTCCCCGGCTTGTGTACTCGCGCATCAAATCGTTCGGGGGTCAGCAGGCCGCCAAGCTCAACATGGTGGTATCCGAGGGCGGTGTCTTGCCCCCTGACCGCGCCGGCATCTTCGTTGGCAACAACTCGCTCACCAACACCTTGAGCAGCGAGTTCGCGTTCTGGTACAGCTCCTCCGGCAAATGCACCCGCGCAAACCTGCTCTACGGAACGCAGGGCTCGAAGTCTTCCGGCGACCCCGACGGCGCTGAGAACCTCTTCAACCTGATGGGATTCCCGGAGGGATCCTTCTGCGGCGCATACGTCCCCTCGAACAACACCAGCTTCGGGATCTACGAAGCCATCCCCAACGGGCTGCCCCTCCGTACCAACTGGCGGGTGGTGTCGTACCTCAAGGACGCCGAGGAAACCTCCCAGCAGCTGGCCAAGTGGGAACGGCGAAAGATCGCGGGGCCCAACGCGGGCTTCCCGCTGATGACTGGCGTCGGTTGCGGGTGGCCTCGCCGTCAGGGCTTGATCCCCAGCGGCGGGTTCAGCATCGGTATCGATGTGAACACGGCCACGGTGGGCGCCACCATCACCTACGCGATCCGTGGCCAGAAGCTCAGTCGCGACAACCTCGGCGACGACTTCACGAAGGAGTTCACGATGGAGGACATGACCAACATCCTCGACTCCGAGTGCGCTCGTTCCGACTCGATCCTCCAGATCGGTGAAATGATCCAGCTCGGGGCCAGTATCTGGAAGGTCACCAACCGTTCACTGGATGTCTGGGACGCCGGCAAGACCCAACTGATTACGCTGGAGTGCATCGAGATTGTCGGAGGCCCCTCCTTCAGCATCCCACCTTCTGCTCATATCGATTCGCGAGATCCGGTTGATCAGAACAAGACCGTCCGCCTTGGCGAGTTCCTCGTCGAGAACCCGTTCTATCCCCTATCGCGCACGGCGCTCGGGGTGGTGAAAAACACCCGCCCGTGCGACCAGACCGAAGTCTGCCTGAAGTCACAGGTGTGGACCCGGCTGAACGGCATCTGCAACTTCCAGACCGTACCCTCGGGCGACAGGTTGCAGCGCCTGGACGACAACAACGTGGCCGTCACCAGCGGCACGCAGACTCTTTACGACTGGCGCACAAGCGTCTTCACGATCCACTACCGCGAGGTCGGCGCCACCAGCTGGATTTTCACCGAACAGCATTTCTGCATCCGTGGCACCGCCCCAGTTGACCAATACAACTTCTTCAAGTTCCGCCACCCGAAGAAAGGAACCTACGAGTTCCGCTTTGTGCCGGTTTCGTCTGCCCGCGCCGCCCGGTTCCCCGACAGCAAGCAGTACGTCTGGCTGCAGAGCGGTGCGCGTGCCCTGATCGGTGTCAGCGCCCCCGGCGGACTGACGATCGAGACACCCGGCACGCAGATCGGCTGCCGCCTGGTGGAAGACCTGACCTCCATGCGGAAGGTCAC